TAAACTTAAAAAATTCACAAAATAATTAGCATCATCATATTGTCTGATGCTCCAACGATCTTCTGCAATTGTTAATGCATTATTAAATACCAAACTAAAATTTTGTTGTAACTCCATTCTGATAATACATTCTTGAATAATGGCATTAGATAATGAATTGTCAAATGCAGGTAGTACAGTAGTTATTTGTGCACCAATTGGAATATAACCATTCAATGTCACTGGCCCTGATCCATTACTAAAAGAACCTTGCCCATTATTATATCCATCACCGATAACACTTAGTACAGTTGTCCATACAAAAGTTTGTTCACTGGGTCCTGGGATACCTGCTACTAAACGATTATTTTGATCAAAATAATATCCAGCAGGCGCAACAAATTTAATTAGAGCACCTGGGGTAACATATTTTACATTGTTAGTAGAGTAAGTACCAATTGGAATTGGGGTATCCGTATTAGAAACTATATTATAAAAGTATCCAGTTAACGAATTAGCATCTACTGAACTAGTTTGCCAATATACAGTTCCATCTCCTGATGCTTGATTAATACTATATTGTGGATAATTCTGTGTATAGTATTGAACTGTTCTATTACTTGACAACACTGAGCCAAGTGCATCTGTTAAGAAGGTAATAATATTACCAGTATTATTGATTGTTAACGCTAAGTATCCATTAGTATTATCTTGCCACATTGCACCATCTGTAGCAAATGAATTAACACTAGAATACTTTCCTGTAGGATCAAGCAAGTCTAAGTTTTTACTTACACCAATTGAACTTCTGTTGATAGCCTTAGATTTTATAATAGAACTATATAAGGTATACGGGAAGTTGTTATAATCTTCTCCGTTTACCATACGGTTCTGTGTATAATAACGACTAGGCGCACGTTGTTTAATTTGAGCGATTGGTTCACGAACCTGAGCGTTTGATATCGGTAATGGTAAAGATAATGCTACAGTTAATATCTGTGTTTTACCAAATCTATCAACATAATTAAGTGAAACTGAAATGCCCTGCATTTCATTTGGATCAATAGTATATGTTAGGGCATTGCCTGCACGAACATATGCTCTGTAAGTTCCCACAGGAATTTGACTGAATACACCATCACCAAATGTATAACTAACTTGGTCATTAAATCTAGAGGCTACCGCAAATATTTTTCTCTGGCTTGTTTCAGTTTGAAGGTATGCATCTGCGTATACATTGTCTACCTTTTTCCAAGCTAATCTTGTTCCATTATTTTCATTTAATTGGTATAACCAAGTGTCTGTATTATTAACACCCTGAATATCACCGATGTTAACCACTTGATTAGCGATTTGTTGTTGTAATACAAAATCATAATTTTGCAAGGTGCCTTGCTTAAAATAAAAGAAATACCCTGTATTAGGGCTGCCGTATCCTAACTTGTCATTACGATATACCATGTTAAATGTACCACTAGGGGCGGGAGGTATCTCGTAAACATAATCTTCATCAACACTAGTAACGCTTACCAATTCAAAATTCATAGTGATGCCGTCAATCGTACTGGTGAACGGTACTATTGGTAGGGTGTCGGCAGGAATTTTTAGTGCATATTCGCTAGTAATAACACCTAACAAGTCTGCTACATTTCCAGGACGACCTATTTTTTGAGTATTAACCAATGCTGCATTTATAATTGTATTGAACTGCTCTAACCAATTTGGGTTAGCAGGGTCATTCCATAATATAGGAAGATTTCCTAGATTGATTCCATTAAGGTCATTAATATTCTGTGTAGTTTGTATGCTTATAACTTTTAGAAAACCTTGTCCAGCTAAATTACGCTTTGGATTATAGCTAACTAAGTTTGCTAACTTGATAACGCTATCTCTGCGTTCTGCTGTATCAATAAAGTTTTCGCGGGTATTTAAGTCGTTGCGAAAGGCTAGACCCTGCCCCATAAAAGCAATAACATCTAATAAAGCAATGAATTCTGAACTTTCAATGTAATCATTGAATGTTTCAGGATAGTAAAGACGCAAATAATCAATGAAGCTTTTACGCAAAGTTTCATAGTCATAGCTACGAAAGTCTGCTTCCCTAAATGTTTGGTAAATTGCTTGCCAATCATTTACTCCAAATAATGCTGATTGTCTTGAGCTAGTAGCCATATGTTTTCTCTTTTAAGTATTTATCATACCTAAAACCTTGGGTTTTTAAGAATTATTGAACTAGAATCTGTGAAAGATTAGTATCTACGAATAAACTAAGAACTTGAGCCTGATTGAATGGGGCTACGGCTATTTCTACTTCAATAAGAATACCAAGTTCTTGTGGGAATGCCACAACACTGTTAACTATTAATCTAGGATCTAAACTGGCTACCCGTTGTACTTCAGTTTGTAATTGGTATTGAGTATCAGTGGTATTAGGTTCAAAAATAAATGACCAAAGAGTAGTTCCATACCCGGGTTGACCTACTTTTTGTCCTTGTCTAATATTCAATGCATTTATAAAATCTTGTATTACTAATGGCTGATCTACTAACCTAAACTTTTTACCTACATTATTTTGACGCACGATGTTACCTGTACCACCATCGTTGCCGGTTGGTGCATTAGTAGTTTTAGGCAAGTTAGCCCCTAGAGTGCTGAATCCTATATATTGTGGCATAATGTATTTATGTTAGAGAAGATAGCTCTTGGCTCTTAGCTTCAAGTTTAGCAACTAAGTCTAGAACCTTTTCTTTAGAGGTTTCTATTTGAGGATCACCAGGAGGATATGATTGTTCGGCTCCTTCAAGTTGTGATTGTGCGTATTTTAAATCTATTGAAAGAGTAGCGACTTCTGAACTTACAATAGCAGATTTTGTAACTTTTTCTTGTGCTGCTTGTAGAGCCGCTTTTGCTGCACTTGGGACTTCACCAGTAAAGTTTGGTTTAGGTATTTTTGGATCGCCCAATAAAGAACCAATTTGTGCTGTAATTTCACTTCTATCAAAAGTATTTGATGCTACGGTCGGGAGTTTTACAGGTGAAGATCCCATTGAAGTCAATGATGACATTGCCGCATTTATCTCAGCCGAAGCACCCGGTGGCAATCCATTTAGAGCCAATGATGCAAGGCTACTAGCACCGGATTTAAGTTTATCTAATGCTCCGCCAATTTGGCCAGCAACATCAGGTATTCCACCAGTTAATCCACCTGGTAAGACATTAGTTAATGATAATCCTGCAGCACTTGCAATACTATTAACTCCACCTGTTAAACTAGCTATTCCTGATCCACTTACCGCAGAGGCTAGCTGTCCAATTGGATTAGATGACAATGCACCTGATATACTACCTGCTATTCCTTGTATTCCGGCAGTAGCACCTTGTAAACTTAGTTGTGGGGAAATATTATTTTTTGCAGCAGATAGTGTAGTAGATACTAATGCTCCAACTGCTACAACTGCTGGCAGTGCTGAAGTCAATGAATTGGGTGACTTGTTTATTACATTTGAAATAGCTTTTTGTCCACCGGGTAGATTTGATATTCCACTAGCTAATGCAGAGACTCCACCTAGTGCTGCTGTCAATTGATTTGCACCACGTACCGCATTTGCAGTTGCATTTAGAGAACCGGCTATATCACTAGCCTTTGATAGTTGTGTTCCTGCTTGCAGTATCTTATTAGCGCCAGTGAGTGCAGAGTTAACTTGTTTTGATATTTGAGAAACATTTTTGTTACCAACTGCTGAACCCACACTACCTATACCACCTATAATCCCTGTTAACCCACGGAATGCAGCTGCCGGTGTAGTAGCTGATGTAAGTTTACCAATAGCATTAACTGTACCAGCCAATGCCCCCGTTATTTTACTAGTGCCTGGACCACCTATTGCGCCAATAGTGGACAACGCACCTGTAGCAGATTTAATTATGTCACCTTTAGAAACTGCGTCAGCAGTTCTTAATGCATTTCTTGCAATGCTAAACAAGTTTTGCGGAATGCCTGCTTTTAATGGTTTAAAAGTTCCTAATATTGCACCAAACGCTTGTGCAGCAGGACCTCTAGATGCACCTAGTATTGCACTGTTTAATCCTTGCAATTGATTTAATGCCTTAGTTGCTTGAGAAATTGATCCCAGTCCTCCTGAAACAGTTTGTGCCAATCCGGCAGCTAAATTACCTGCTTTTAGAGTACTAGTAATAGCACTAGAGGTGCTAAGTATTGATTTTGCGGCACCTGTTGCTCCTAATGCCTTTGATAAATTAGCACTTGCCCCTAGAGTTTTCCCTATAGAATTTACTGTGCTAGTACTGACTAAAGAACTCATTGAATTGAGAGTAGCACCTACACCTGCTGTAGCGCCGGCCATTATTAACCCTGCTGTAGATACTGGGCTTTCTTTGCCTGTAATTACACCCGCATTA